TATATATCTACAACCTCTTGTGATACTCTTGTACCAGTATCCCAATCATATTCGGGGTCTTGAGGCTGACAAAGATGACCAACTCCTAGAGTCTTATAACCTAAACTGTCGTGATAGACTTCTAGGACTTCGCCTTCGTGTCGTTTAATTTCTGCTTTGCATTGTTCTATGTTCATTTTATTCTCCTCTTACCATTTGGACATCTTCAGCATTAAAGAAAAAATCTTTCCCTTTTACTGGAGTTTCACCACTTTCAAGTTTTCTGTTTCGTTCTGCTATATTTTGTAAAATTAAGTCTTCAGCAGTTTGATCTTTTTTTGCATTCTTTCTTAAATTAAAAGCTGCTGCATTATTTAATATATCTATCTCTGATGCTGTAGGCTTTCCTACCCACTGAACATATTCTTTTAATTGTAGACCTACCCTTCTAGGGACTGTGTCACCAAACTCATACCCGAAAAGTGCATGATTAATAACATCATAAGAATCTCCGGTCTTTTTTAAATTATAAGTACCATCTTTATTAAGTGGTATTCTGTCTACCTCTCCCACTAAGCCGTTATCTATTGCTTTATTAACAATTCTAGCAGATTCTTGTTCCAGACGCTTAATATCTGACTCAGAAATTCCTAGTTTATCTGCTCCCCAACGATAAACACCACTTGCCACAGGACCAGACCCTATGCCACCCCCATAAAAACCTAATCTATCCATTTGTTCTTGATAAGGCTCACCAGTGTATGGATTAATTCTATCAGCAGGGTCGTCTTTTACAAACGGTACAGGGTATTCATCTTGAACTTCTTCGCCTTTGGAATATTTTTTTCTTTCATATAAAATATCTAAAGATTTTTTTTGACTTTCCGTATAGTCTTCTCTTACGTCTAATAAAGGAAGTCCTAAAAATTCAAATCTTAAATTATTTAATTCAACTTTTAATTTGGATTTATTAATAGTAGGATTCATTTTTATAAGTTTATCCATTTGTTCATCTGAAAATTTTAAAGGAACAAATTTATCTCGTTGGGTTGATAATAATATTAAATTATTAATTATATCTTGACTTATGTTAGCTTCTTTTAATGTTTCTGCAATGTCTTCCACAGTAACATTGTATCTATCAGGATTAATTTCTGTTAATCTTTTAGCACTATTAACAGTTCTTTTTAAATCTGTAAACATTAAATAATATTCTCTATTTGCTTTTACATAATCATGTTTAATTTGAGCAATAGTTATATTTGGCTCATTTACATTTGCATACAGGGTTGGGTTTGCTCCTCCCCGTACATCAAAGTTAAAACTTCTAGCTTTTTGAGATACTCTTTTTAATATAGTAGTGTCGTCTATAGGCTGATAATTAATACCAGTAAGATTTTTAAATTTATCCAAATCTTTATCTCTTACAACTCCATATTTATCTGGTTGTTCTTTATTTATTTCTATAGTATTTTTAATATTATCAAAAACTATAGGCATAAATGCATCTTTAGCAATATGGTGAGCTGCTAACATAAAATTATTCAATTTAGTTTCAAAATTATCTGTGCTAGTATCCCATCCTTTTATACGATACAGCTCTCCGTCAGGTCCTTCTGTTTGACCATTTCTAGCTGTTACATCTTGTACTGCATTATAAAATATAGTAGAATCAAAAAATGGGTCATAAAAACTCGTTAATGATTCCCTAAAAGCAGTAAAAAGTTTTTCATTAAATTCAGGCTGAGTCATATTATCGTCGTTCAAATATTGAAGTATTGGAGCCAACATAGCATCATTTACAGGAGAACTAGGGTCAGTATATTTAGGGTCGGCAAATAGTAGTTTACCTGAACTATCTTGAACATCATATAAGAAATTATTACCATGATAGCTTTTTTTAAATAAATTTTTTATATGAGTATCTTCTTCACTTGTTACTCCTGTATGGTACATACTTGAACTTGATACCATTAAAGTACCTGTTTGCCCTACAGTTATTTGTGCTCCCAGCCTTTTATATCCTCTTTGTTTTAAAACAGGATTACCACTTTTAATTTCATCCATAGCTATTTTATAAGTATGAAATGTATTTCTAAATCTTTCGGCATGAAAAGAAAAATAATTACCCCACGGTGTATATCTTAACATTTTAAAACCACTGGGAACCATATCATACGTAGGCATGGTGTTTCTAGTTTTGTTAGCAGCTAGAAGTTTTAAAGATTCTAAATTTGATTTTGCTGTTTGAGGATAAGCCTTTTTTAAAGTTGCTAGTTCATTTTCATAAACAACTATTTTCCATATATCATCTTCAGCAATATAAGCTTTTTCAGCTTGTTTTGCTAAATATTTTATTCCGGATTTAGAAGCTAACTTATCAAAAAAATTATAAGCTCCGTGTTTATTAGCATCGTTAATTAATCTTTTAATATCGCCATATCTAGCATTTTGATTTGTAATACCTAATCTTAAATACTCATTATACAAGTCATTAATAGCTTTATTATCTGTTGGTTTTATTGTGCTCCACGCAGTTTTTATAGCATCATAAGTTACTTTAGACACAGGATTTATTCCATTACCTAAAACTATTAGTCCACTACTTTCAAAGTTTCTAATATGAGTAATGTTATTACCTACAGTTTTAGTAGCTTGAGCAAAACCTTTTACTGTAAATATATATTTTAAAACAGTGCTTCCTGTCCATTCGTGCTGTGATAAAGGTTTAATAAAGTTATCTGCCATTTCTTGAGTAGTAAACATACCGTCTAAAGCACCGTATTGTTTTCCATTTATCTGTTTATAAAAAATACCTCTAGGCTCATCAAAAAAATATTTATTATATCCTAGTTGTTTTAAATCAAAAGCTGTTTGTTGTCTACTAATAAATTGACTTAAATCAGTCATTGAATTAAAAATTCTACTACTAGCTTGTGTCTCTATTCCTAATAAATTTTGTATTTCTTTAGCAATTTTTTGTCGTTCAGCAAAAACCACATCACCAGTTTTTCCAGCTCTAACATTATCTATAAAACTAAATAAATCATCACTAAATCTTGCAGTTTTTAAAATATTATTAACTTGACCTTTTGCCATGTCTTCTAAAACTTTATCACTTTTATTTTTATTTGCGGGAGAATTTTTTAATTGTTTAGATATAAAAACTACAGCTTGATCAAAAACTTCTTGGCTAGGTTTGTAATTAGGATTTGTAAATTTTTTGTAAGATTGTCTTAAATATGAACCATAGTTTTGTAGAATTTCTTTTTTTAATTCTGGTGTGATGTAATCAGAACCTATAAGTATTTTACTTAAATCATCTATGTGACCCCTAGATTCTTCTACCAACTCTTTTAATTCTATAGGTAAATCATCTGGAGTAAACTTAGATTGTTTACCTTTTTGTTTAATAAACGCATCAAATTCTTCTTTTGTAAAAACTTTTTGTATTAGTTTGGTTATATCTTTATTTGGTTGAGTTAAATAAACAGTTATAATTTCATCTAATTCATCTGCAGTATATTTACCATCTTTAATTAATTTTTTAGCTATAGAGTCTATTTCATTTTTAATTTGAAACCCACGGCTTGAAGTTGCAATAGCAGCGTTCTTGTTAAGATTCAAAGTAAAAAATCCTTTAGGACTAAAAGTACCTCTAGATTTTGTAAGAACACTAAAGAGTTGGTCTAATCTTCTTTGCCAATCTTTTTCACTAAACTTCCAACTTGTTCCTGAATTAAGCTTAGAATTAAATTTAGTTTCTAGTACCTCTATATCATCTAAAACAGTTTCAGCTCTCGGTCTAGAGTTAGGATTATTTTGACTAGCATCTTCTATAATTGTAACAGCTTGATTTTTTTGTTCTTTAGTTCCGTTAGTTTTTATACTTTTAAAGTGCTGAAACATTTCCTTACCACTTCTAAAAATAATTCCTCCTATTTTTATTAATCCACCAATAGCTCCTGTTAAAAATATGCTGTCAAATAATAAAGCAACTCTATTTTCTCCTTCAGTTTTATCTGGACCCGAACTTACATAATCTAATACTGTTTGTAACTTTTCTTTATCTTTACCTACATAATTACCTAATACTCTACCCATAAAAGCGTGTTCAGGGGAGAATACCAGTTGGTCTGTGGTTGCTACAGCTCCATAAAGTTGAAGAGTTTTTGTAATTTTAGGTTTGCTTTGGAAAAGCTTTGTTCCAAGCTTTGTAGCTTGTGTACCAGCTTTTATAGCTTTTAGCCATCCTGTAAAAGGAACAATATAACCACCAATACCTCTAGTAATGTTACCTGCTAGAGTTTCTTGTGGTACTACTTCTGTGTGTTTAAATTCTTTTTTAGATTTACCCGGAGTAGGGGTTCTTACTGTTTGTAACTTATCAGCACCGATAACCATTTCTTTAGATAGTGTTCCTAAATCAGCTACAGTTTGTCCCACTGGTCCTCTAGCTTTCCCCAAAGTTGCCCAATCTAATGCAGTTCCCACAAGGCTTTGTGTATCTCCAGCTATACCCTCCATAATAGAAGGTTGCTTAGAATTTTTTAATTTTAACAATCTTGACAAATAATCAAGACTGGAATGAAATGAAGTTGGAGAAATTTTAGGAGACCCTGCTCGTTTATGTGTATCAGCAATTCTTTTAACAAATTGAGTATTATAAGGACTTTCCCTTAATTCTTTTTCTTTTTTTAAATCCTTTGCAGATTTAGTAGAGGGAGCAAAAGAATTTTCCCAATCGTCAAAAGTTTTATATTTACTTTTAATTTTTTCTGAGGTTTTACTATAAAGAGGGTCATCAGTATAATATAATTCTACTAATAATTTTTTATCGTTATACTCTAACAAACGGCTATTAGGATTATTCTTATATATATCTTTTCGTAAATCGTTAATATCTTTAGACATCTAAATTCCTTAGTCGACTAAACTTGATTGAATAACATATTCATTTTTTTCATCGTAACCAACACTTCCAGCTTCATCAGTTACTAAAAGATTGTTTAAAAAAGCAGCACCATCTAGAATGTGTTTAGTCATATAAGTAGAATATATATTAATTTTATCTGCCTCTAGTGCTGGTGGGCGACCTGCATTTATTAGTCTTTGATTATAATCATCAAACCAATCATCCACTAATTGTTGCCCAACTGGAGTGGTTAAGTTATTTTGAAACTGGGTTATTCTAAGTGTAGATATACCGTTTACAAACTCATTTATATCATCACTTGTGCCTAATTCTTTTTGTATCAGATAAGATATAGTTTTTTGTTTGTATGCTGTAACTTCATCATCAAATTTTTCTTTAGTAATTTCTTTATTTACAAATTTTCTTTTAGCGGTGCTTAACTCTAAAAAATAATCGAAATTCTCTTCTATAGCTAAATTCATTTTTTCAGACATAGTTATATCATAACCAGCTTTTTCTCTTGCTCGTATATACCTTGGTGTGTCTACACCATAAGCTTCATCAACACCAGCTTTCCAAGTTATAAAGTCATCCCTTGCTTCATATTGCTCTCTTGATTCACCCCTCACTCTTTGAGGCTTATCCTTTTTAAAATCAGGGTCGTTATATTTTAAATAATTAAACTTTGTTAGTTTTCCGTGTTCCTCTTCTGAAAGTGATACACCTGTAAAAATTTTTGAAAGTTCATAAGCATCATTTCTATCTCCAAAAGCTTCGTTATCTTTAAACATTTTTAAAGCTATTTCTTTCCCTTGGGTAGATAATGCTTTATAGTTATCTGTATTTATAAATTCAAATTCATTATAAATTTCACCTGTTGCATATAGTTCTTTAGTTAAATGACTAACAGGGCTTAAATCATTAGGTATAATCTTATTTGTTTTAGGGTCAATAGTTCCTATCAAATATCCTTCTCTTTCAAGCCTAATAGTTTCTGCTTCTTTTTTTGCAAGTTCATAATCTGATTTTAATTTAGCAGTTCTTTTTCTACCAAACAAATTCCACTGTCTTAACAGACTTCTTTCACTGGGTCTTTTAGCATATTCAATTTCATGTTTTGTTAATTCTCTATTGTTTGCATTATATTCATCAAATGTTAAAATAGTTTGGTCTATTTCATTATATCTTTTATTGTGTGTTGCAAGTAAAACTTCATTAATATAATTTTGCTTCCATTTTTCTTTTACTTTATACATTGGACTGTTTTCGTCTGCAAATTCTTCTGCATTAAAAACCCAATCTGGATTATCTTTTTTATACTTTGACTCTTCATGTGTGCTAGGATTATTAAAGGCAGACTCTGCATCTGCATCAAAAAATGCTAAAGGGTCTTTTTTAATTAGTATATCGTCTTCTAATACTTTGTTTCTTTTTTTCCACAATACATCGTTTCTTCCGTTCCGAATAATTTCTTCTTTTTGAATTGCTTCTATATTATCATCTAGAATCTCATCTTTTCTTTTCATAAGTCTTTCTAAGACATCTAGACCAAACAAAGCTGCAATACCTTTTAATTGGTCACTATCTATAGAATCAGTGTCTACTCTATCTAAAATATTTCTTTGAATATTATAATATTCTTCTACTGGAACTCTTGCCATTATTCATTTCCTCTGCTTAACATACTTCTAATTTCAGGTCCTTGTTCTTTAACTTTATCTAATAAATTTTGTGGAACTGAATTTTGAGTTATTGGTTTACTTAGTGTTTCTTGTTTAATTTTTTCTATGGGATTTAATTCTTGTTCTTCTAATTTTTCTTCATCATCAAACTCATCTAAATCATCACCCTCAATATTATATTTAATATTCGCTTCTTCACCAACAGCCATTATTAAATACATAACTGGCTCAGCTAATAACATTAGTAAATCTACACTTATAATTCCATCAACAAACTTACTATATAAAATTGCCATGGCTATATCTCCAACTGGCATTCCTCCAGCCAAAGCAGAAACAATATTTTTTATTACTTCTGGTTGTAGTATATCTTCTACAAGACTGTCTAATGCTTCTCTAGGATTGGTTATTTCAGGCGGCATTTCCCAAGGATAGGGTGTATCAGGATTATTAACTAAAGATTGCCCGGGTATAGCAGAACCTTTAGATTTTAATTTAACTAACTCATCTAAATTTTCTTGACTAAATTCAGCCTCTGCTCTTATTTTTGGAACATCTCTTCCAGCCATTTCATCTATAGTAAACCCTGCATCTAAACCATCTAATACTGCAGCTTGAGCAGCCTCACTAACATTGCCATGAACAAATAAATTAGGGTTTCTTTTTGCTTTTGTCATTATACTGTTGCTCCGGTAGATGTTGGAGAGCCTATAGTAGCTTGACTAAACAAAGCAGTATTCATCATATAGGAAGGGTCGCCTGTACCATAAGTAGGATTACTATAAATATCTGCAAAGTTTATATTATTTTCTGCTGCATAAACTCTTATAGGGTCTAAAGGACTTTTACCTTCTACAAACAAAGAATCAGACGTACCACGAGGGTCTTCACTTAAATATCTACCCGCAATAGCTCTCTCAGTTAAACCAAATCCCATTCCAATTGCACCGGCTGTTATCTGCTCTCCCACATTTAGGCTTGAACTAGACTTTGATTTTCCTGTAACTTTGTCTACCTGACTTGTATATGAGTGAGGTAAACTATCTACTTCAGCCTGTGTTAAAGGAGTAGCTACTTTTGTTGTTGGGTCTGTATTTATGTATCCTCCTTTACCTGCATTTGCTGTGGGGTCATAAGAAACAGTATCAGCTACTGCTATTTGACCACTAAATGCTTCTGCACTAAACGGTGTTGGAGCTGTAAGAATAGCTCCCGGAGTGGTTGCTACACCTCCTACACCCGGACCAGCAGCTAATAAATCTTTTCCTTGAACTATGTTGGCTCCTACTCTTGCAGTGCTACCTATAGCTCCTCCAACTGCACCAAAAGGTTTAGCCAGTGTTTTGGCTGCAAAGTTTCCAGCACCTTGTATAAATTTACCAATTCCAGTTGTAGCTCCCGTACCAAAAGCTGAACCGCCTAAAATACTTTGGCTTGTAGTCATCATCCACTGTCCAAATGTACTAGAAGCTAAAGTACCTGTTCCTCCAAACGCAGTTAATGCTGCACCTCCCGTTACTACGATTGCAGCAGCGATAGCTAAAGCTTTTAATATTTTACTTGAGCCAATTTTCTTGACTACTTTTTTAACTCCTTTAACTACTTTTTTAACAACTTTCTTTACGCCTTTAATAATTTTTTTAAAAGCTTTTTTAATTGATTTGAAAAATCCCATTTTATGTGCCTCCTCCTTCGGTAGGTAATAAATCACCAGATATATTACTGACTAAACTTTTTAAACTTGTTAAAGCTGTAGAATATTTGCTTGGGTCAGAAGCTACTGCAGTATTTACAAGTTGAGAAATTCTATTTAAAACATTTTCACTAGCTCTAAAATCATAATCAGCTTG